GAAGAAGGTCGCGATCGTTGCCCTGGGATCCTCCCAGATTGACTTCGTGATCGGGCTAGAAAACAGCAAGCAGTGGGACGAGGTGTGGTGCATCAACTCGGCGCTGGCGGTCTACCGCCAGTGCGATCGGGTGTTCATGCTCGACCCGCCCTCGCGCTACCTCGACACCGAGGACGCGGGCAACCAGACCGAGATCATGCGCAAGCTGCTCCCGGTGCATCCGGGGCCCATCTACACCTGCGAGCTCGACGAGCGCGTGCCGGGTGCGGTGGAGTTCCCGCTGGCCGAGGTGGTCACTTATGGCAAGTGCGCATATCTAAATAACACGGTGGCCTACGCCGTCGCCTATGCCTACTGGCAGGAGGTCGCGCACATCGACCTCTTTGGGGTCGACTTCAGCTACAGCCACAACCTCCACTTCGCCGAGGCCGGCCGGGCCTGCGTCGAGTTCTGGATCTCCAAGTGCCTGGAGAACAAGATCGGCATCGGCGCCTCGCCGCGGTCGAGCCTGCTCGACAGCAACGTGGGCGTGACCGAGCGCCTCTACGGCTACCACCGCCTGGAGGATCCGATTGTGGCCATGCCGCACCAGGACGAGTGGGTGCTGTGCCCCCGATCCCAGCTGAGCCAGGTCATCCAGGAGCGCGAGATCGAGCTTGTGAAGGTGGCCAAGGCCCCGGAGCCGTACAAGGGATGATGAAGGACAGCGTAGGGCCCAAGCTCGGGAACGTGATGGTCTCGACCACCCACGGCAAGGGGCACGACCCCGAGTTCTGGGCCGAGCAAGCCACCAAGAAGATCTGCGGGATTTCGGCGAACGCCGACCCGCATATCCGCAAGCAGGCGCTTGCTTTTCGAGATAGGATCTACCAGGTAATATTGGCCGAGATGCGGAGCGCCATCCGCTCTGACCGTGTTACCCTGAGCAACCAGATGAAGGCGCGTGGGGTAAACGATTTGGCGCAGATCATTCGGGAGCTTTGACATGGCCATCACCTCCGCAATTTGCACTTCATTCAAGCAAGAGCTGCTTGTCGGTACGCACAACTTCGCCACCGGCGGAGACACCTTCAAGCTGGCGCTCTACACCAGCTCAGCGACCCTTGGCGCCTCGACCACGGCCTATACCACGGCCGGGGAAGCGACTGGCACCAACTACGTCGCTGGTGGCGGCACCCTGACCAACATCACGCCTTTCGCCACGGGCACGACGGCGGTAGTCGACTTCTCGGACCTGACCTTTTCCACGGCGACGATTACGGCTCGAGGGTGCCTGATCTATAACGACACGGATGCAGACAAGGCCGTGGCCGCGATCGATTTCGGCGGAGACAAGACCAGCACGGCGGGTGACTTCACGATTGTGTTCCCGACGCCGACCGCGACGGGTGCGATCATCCGGCTGGCCTAATGTGCTATGCCGCTGACCAAGCTGGAGTTCCAGCCGGGGATTAACCGAGAATCCACGGACTACGCTGCGGAAGGGGGCTGGGTTGATGGGAACCTGGTCCGCTTCCGCAAGAACCGCGTGGAAAAAATCGGCGGCTGGCAGAAGTTTGGCTCAGACAGCTTCCTAAGCACGCCCCGCGCTATCCACCCCTGGCTGTCGCTTGGCGGCACCCGCTACAACGGCATCGGCACGACCTGGAAGTATTACATCGAGCAGGGCCAGACCTACAACGACGTCACGCCCATCAGGGCCACGACGGCCGCTGGTGACGTGACCTTCTCGGCCACCGACGGGTCCTCGACCATCACCGTGTCTGACACCGCCCACGGTGCGGTGCTCAATGATTTCGTCACCTATTCCGCGGCTACAAGCCTGGGCGGGAACATTGACGGATCGGTCCTGAACCAGGAATACCAGATCTCCCGGATCATCGATACCGACAGCTACGAGATTGAGGCCAAGGATGCCTCGGGTAACACGGTTACGGCCAACGCCTCGGACTCCGGTAACGGCGGGAGCAACACCGTCGGCGCCTACCAGGTCAACGTCGGCATCGACACCTATGTGTCGAGCTCGGGCTGGGGCGTAGGCCCCTGGAGCTCCGGCGGCTTTGGCTCCGCCTCGGCCATCTCAGCGATCAACCAGCTCCGCCTGTGGACCCACGATAACTACGGCGAGAACCTGATCATGAACGTCCGCGGGGCGGGCATTTACCGCTGGGTCGAGAACAGCGGGGTTTCGGCCCGGGCGGAAGATCTCTCCCAGGTCTCCGGGGCGAATCTGGTGCCCACCGTCGGACTCCAGGTGATCACCTCAGAGACCGACCGGCACCTGATCGTACTGGGCGCGGATCCGATCTCTGGGGGCGTTAGGACCGGGGCGATTGACCCCATGCTGGTCGCCTTCTCGGACCAGGAGAACGAGCTAGAGTTTGAGCCCACGGCGACCAACAGCGCAGGCTCTGTGCGCCTATCGAGCGGATCCTTCATCGTGGGCGGCCTGAAGAGCCGTCAGGAGGTCCTGATCTGGACCGACACGAGCCTTTACTCGATGCAGTTCATCGGGCCCCCGCTGACCTTCGCCGTGAACCTGGTGAACGAGGGCGCGGGCTTGATCGGGCCTAAGGCCGTGGCGAACGCCCCGAGCGGGGTTTTCTTCGCATCCAAGAACGGGTTCTTCTTCTACAACGGGGCGGTGCAGAGCCTGCGCTGCACGGTCCAGGAATACATCTTCAACGACCTCGACCTCAGCCAGGCCTTCAAGTGCGTCATGGGCGTGAATGCCGAGTTCAATGAGGTGTGGTTCTTCTACCCGAGCCTGGAAGATGGCACGGGCGAGATCAGCCGCTACGCGATCTTCAACTACCTCGACGAGAACTGGAGCATTGGCAAGCTTGTGCGCTACGCGTGGCTAGACGCAGGGATCAATGACCTGCCCTTGGCTGGGGTGCAGATCAATGGCGACTATTGCTTGGTCGAGCACGAGAGCGGCTTCGACGACAACGAAAACGCCATGACCGGGGTTTACATCGAGTCCGCTGACGTTGACCTGTCCGACGGCGAGCAGCTGGCCTTCGTGCGCAAGCTGATCCCGGACATGGCCTTCACGACCGACCCGGCGGTGTCGAACACGCCATCGATGAACATCGTGATCAAGCGCCGGAATTATCCCGGGGAGGCTTTGACGACGGACTCGACCTCTCAGATCACCCAGAGCACGACCTACAAAAACGTGCGCACCCGCGGGCGCCAGGTGGCTTTGCGCTTCGAGTCTGATGACGACGCCGCGGCTTTAGACCAAAAAGGGTATAAATGGCGCCTAGGCGCAACACGGATTGATATCCAGCCGAGTGGTCGCAGATGAGCAAGCTGCTACCGACACGGCTCCCGCTGGCACAGGGGCAGACCGTGTCGGCGGACACCTTTAACCGCCTGGTCCGGGTGCTGGAAATTAACCTCGGAGCATTCGACCCGTCCTTCTCATCGCACTACAATCTGGAGGAACGGAACTCTCGGCAGTTCGCCACCGGGTCGATCATCTTCAACACCACGGAGATGATCCACCAGGCCTACGATGGCGTTGAATGGCGGAACCTGTACGAGCATCAAACGTATCCAACCGGGGTGTCCATTTCGGCAAGCCTCGGCTCAGTGACGGTGACGACGCCATGATGGATGCCGCCAGAAAGGAAAACGGACATGCTTTCAGGTAGCGGCATCGGCAGCCTGGGCGGATCTTTTGGCTATGGCCCTAGCTCAGCTTTTGGAGTTGGCCAAAGAGCTTCTAATTTTAATATCAATCTTGGCTCTGCCGGTATTGGCGGACTGCCCTTCGCTCCCATCAACCTCGGCGGCGCTTCAAATCTTGATTTATTGAATCAAATAGCGAATGCCGTTAATAACCTCACGCCAGAAGCTCTCGCTGCTGCCAGGAAAGCAAGCGAAAGCCGAGCCCCGGCGCCTGCTATTAACACCATAGAAGATCAGCTCGCAACGGCGGCTCGCGTTGAAGAGCTGACCCGCCTGGCAAAGGAAAAATCCGATAGGGAAGAAGCCCAGCGAAGGCAGCGCGAAGCTGAGGCGCAAGCCGCTCGCGACAAGGCTGAAGTGGACCGCCAGGCTGCTGCTAAAGCAGCCAGAGAGAAAAGGGCTGCCGAGGAAGCCGAGAAGAAACGCCAAGAGGCTCGCAAAGCCGAAGAGGAAGCGCGCAAGGCCGAAGAGGAAGCACGCAAAGCTGAAGAGGCCCGCAAGGCCGAAGAAGCGCGCAAGGCCGAAGAAGCCCGCAAAGCCGAAGAAGCACGCAAGGCTGAAGAGGAAGAGGCCCGCAAAGCTGAGGAAGCCCGCAAGGCTGAAGAGGCCCGCAAA